TTCCTTGATGTAGTCAAGGCGATCAAAAGTCTCCTGTGGCACATCGATAAGCATTGCAAGGTTTGCAGTGTTATCTGTGCAAGGGTATAAACGTATGCTCATAACAAAATAAGAATGAGGAACATAGTTAATTGAAGTTTTAACATGGTAGTTACTGTAAACAACAAAGCAGTTTATCCTCAATGCTCAGGAGGTGTATAATAAATACATCAAAACCTATCGTTTCTTCTAATTAATAACTTACACAGAAGTTAAATAAGAATTAAACGTAGACAGAATTAAAAATAAATTCAGTTTCCACAGCCTTTGCCAAATCGATAAGTTATAACCGACTCATCTCCTGGCAGATTCGGGCGGAGAACCCTCTTCTTATTAGAAATTGGAGGGATATTAAGGGGAAATACCCTAATATTTGATAGAAAATGCACATAATAAACAACCAAACGTAGTCAGGGAGTTTAGTAAACATTCAAACGTAGTCAGACTGTATATAAGTACATATTCTTTTTTTTTCCTCGCACCGGTCGTTGCGTAGGTATTACACCAAGTGTCTCTCCTAATTTTTACCCCAATTTGAGGGTTATAAGGACCTTTTTGGGGGTAGATCATAGGTTGAGTCCACTTAAAATCGTTATATCTAAGATTTTTAGCTAGTAAATGCCCATATCTCCGCAAGATTACTCCTTATGGTCGAGGATGACAGGTAATAGATACCCTAGAACTGCAAAAGAAAAGGCTGCAGTCGGTCCTGATGTCAAAAAATTTGTCCAAAATATGGATAAACAAGGGGCACAAGGGGGAAAATCAGAAGAAAAAGCAGAAAAAGTTAATATTTCCGGTAAACAAATAGCAACTGGAGCTTTAGGAGTTGGTTTAGTAGCTGGTGCAGTAGCTGCAGCTAGAAGACAAGGAACTAGAGACGCTGTGACTACATTTTTACGTAATTTAGGTGACAAACCACGTACAAAAACATATACAAGACCTAATCAAGGTGATATAACACCACCTCCAGTACAACAACAGTCTTCAGCTGGTATGCAACCTCTATCTGAAGCAGCTTATAGTGCTTTACAACAAGAAAAAGTTACACCTATTGCACAAGAAACACCTGCTTTTGCTGCTTATAAACAAGCAGATAATACAAAGCCTGCACCTGGCACAATTCTCGGTAGAGATTTATCTCCTGCAGAAAAAGAAAAGGCACTTGCACGAGCAAAATTACAAGAATTTAATGCAGAAAGATATGGTGTAGATAAGAGTGGAGTTAGATCTGCAAGATATGAAATTGAAAAACAAAAATCACAAACAAATCAACCAGTAATTTCATCTCAACCTTCTGCAGAAAATGATGAATTTTATTCAAGAGATGAACTAAATACAATGGGTAAAATTGACAAGCTTGTTGCGTCAATTAAAACAGGAGCTAGACCACAGCAACCCAAAGCTGTAGCAACGGATGTCAAGAATACAGCATTACTACAAAGTGCAGATAATAAAACACCAAAAGTTAATAAAATTATTGGTGAACCTACTCTAAAAAGTAAGCACGATACCAAGATGGCTGTACACGAAGAAACTCGTGTAGCAAATACAATTAATGAGTACAAAGGTGAGTTTGATAATACATATGGAAAAGTACTAAATCAGTTAACACAGGGGAATGTTTCTGGAGCAAGTGATCGTGATAAAAGACGTGCAGAAAGACTTACTAATAAAGTTTTAAATAAAAATAATCCTGGATTAGTTAACAGATTTCATGCAGCAGTAAAACAAGATGTATCTATGAAAACTGAGGTGAATCCAGAAGATGCATCACGTATAGCAGAATCAGTAATTGATCCCACAACAGGAACAAGACAATTTGATCAAGAAACTTCAACAACTGTTAAACGTGAACCTTTTAAAGAAACAACAATAAAAGGTGAACCTAAATCTGGTGGTGGTAGAAAAGTAAGTGCTTATGGTCCTGGCTATGCTTCTAAGAGTACAATTGGTGTTTATGGATTAGAAAGAGCTAATTATCCAGAAGCAGATCCAACAAAGAAACCTACTGAAGTAACAAAAGAAAAAGGACTTGATAGAAGACCTGGTGCAGTAACAACACAACAAGATATTAGAGGATTAAAAGATGATGCTTTAGATAAAGTAATAGGTCAAGGAACATTTAAATCTGGTAAACAAAGTTCAGCAGCAATGTCTGCACAAGCAGAAAAAGAACGTAGACAGACAAGAGGAAAACTTGGTTCAGACTTTACATTTGAAGCAATGAGAGGATTGCAAAATATAGAAAGAAATGTAGCACCAGATCAAAGACCAGATGCTAGAAAGAAATATCTTGAAGAGCTTAGACAAGAGAGAAATCTAAGAAGTAAAATCTCAGATGTTATGGATTAGAATTGACACTGAGAACATAGAACAATGATTAAATTTTTATTACCTATTGCAATCAACGTCATAAACAAAGCAGTTGATAAAATCCCAGAAGACTTAGATGATCTTCTAAAAAAATTCGTAGTAGCACTACTAAAAAAAGCAGCAGCCAAGAGTGGTAACAAAGTAGATGATCTACTTGTTGCACAATTAGAAAAAGCTTTATTTGAATAAGGCTACTGTTAAAATAGTTTTATCCAATGGCTGATAACTGGATTAAAGATGCTATCAAAAGACCCGGTGCTTTTACAAAGAAAGCAGAGAAAAGGGGAATGGATGTAAAAGAGTTTGCATCAAAGGTAACAGCTAATCCAGATAAGTATGATACTCGTACAGTTCGCCAAGCTAACTTAGCTAAAACCCTAAGTAAATTACGTAAACGTAAAAAGAAATAACTATGTCAGTATTCGACTACAGATTGAATCGTAAAGAACAGTTACTTAGGAAGGGTGAGCCTATAGATAATAGTGTTGATTTTTCTGGCAAGACTAGTCCTGACTTCAGGAATAAGTTTATTGCAAAAATGAAAGATACAAACAAGATGTATCAACGAGAATCACCTGGTCAGTTTGATGATCAAAGAGCAGAAGTTGTTAGAAATAATTTAACTGCACAGGCAGATGATCTCGGACAATTCAATGATCCTACAGATCAAGTTAAGTCAGATGCTTTCTTGGCAAAGTTTAGAAAGTCAATGTTAGTCAATGAAGAAGAAAAACCTAGCAGACAAGGTGTCTTACAATATATGCAAGGAGATCCAAAAGGTCCACCAGTTAATGGACAGTTCCCAACAGACGGAGTGAAAGTTTCATGAGTGTAAATGCAATGAGAATGGCTGGTAAAGAATTAGGTAAATTCTTTGTCAGACAGGGAATAAAGGTAGGTGGCAAAGCTGGTGGTAGAGCTGTGCAAGAAGCAGGGAAAGTTATGGGTAGAGCAGCTGTTGATGCTGGTGTAGGTTTAGCTTTAGAACAGGGACTACCAAGAGCTATGGGACAGGAACCTACAAGTTCCCTTGGTGAATCTGTTTTAAGACAAACATCAGCTGGACTTATAGGTAGAGGAGTGGAGACAGGATTAGGAAAGACATTCCCTGGAGCAGCAGGAAGCAATATGGGAACTAAGGTAATTGGAACAACTGGATTCATAGCAGGACAAGTTGGTGGTAGAAGAATTACAGATGCTGCATTCTCAGGACCTAGAAGAGTTGAAATGGTAGAAGATACTCCAACTGGTGCAACTGTTGCAGCACAGGAACCAGAATCCGTAGATATAATTAAACCATCTACAAAAGATCTATCTGGAATACAGGCACAGGAAGCATTAAGTGAAAGAGAGAAGTATGAATATCAATTAAAGATTGCACAGATAAAGAATCAACCAACACATACTTACATGCATTATCAGACAGAACGTCCACCTATGGATATAGGTGCTTATGCACAGTCAAGAATGAAGATGGTGGGAACACCAGATTATAGCTAGGTAGACTATGGAGCTTCATCAAGGAGTAGTAAAGAACGCTCTAAGTAACAGTTTAGATTTTCTAGATAAATTTAGAGATAAGTTTGGGGAAGCATATAGTGCTGTCGAAAAACAGATAGAGAAAAAACCCTGGGGAGGTTATGGAGTTAAGAGACAAGTAGTAGAGTCTGCTGGTGAGACATTTCCTACAACAACACCTATACGAGATTTTATAAAGAAAGATATAGGTGAGAAGGCTGCTAGAACAGTAGCAGGACTTGCTACAGGTGATGCTCAGAAAGCATTATATAGAGCAACAAATATTCCAATTAAAGAACAAGAAATAATTGATCAGATTCCTTCAAAAGTTGGAGTCTCAGGAGACAGGGTTGCTTCAGCAGTTATTGCCAGAGGTGCTCCTTTCTTGGGAGCTTATCTAGCAGGTAGAGCAGGTGGTGTTGGTGAAGGCTTTAGACCTAAAGGTGAAAAGGCTGTTTATCCTAAATCAAAGAAAGAAGATCCTACTGGTAGAGAAGTTGGTAATCCACTGGCAGAAGGTATAGGTAGATCAGTATTCTTCCAGAGAGGACAGATGTTACCTTATGGAGAATTTAAAAAAGAAAGACCTGATGTAATGCCTTCTACATATCGTGACTATATGGCATATCAGTATGCTAAACCAGAAGCTGGATCATTAATTACAGTTGATCCTAAGAGAGGAAGCTTTACTGCTTTAGGAGGTATGGTACGTGGTTCTGCTAAAGGATTGAATGATCCTGAACTTCGTGTCAGAGGATTCAAGACTACTGCAAGTGAGATTGGAGGATTGTATGCAGGAACTCAGGCAATGAAAGCAACTATGGGTTTCTTAGGTAAACAAGGAACTGGAGCAGGTGATATAGATACTTCATCCTTTAATCCAAACATAAGTGTTAAACCAGAATACACACAGACCACTGCAGGTGGTACACAGATTACTGATCCAAAGGTAAGAGATATTAGACAACAAGAACTTAGTAGATTTGTAAAAGATGTGAAGGATGACTTTACTAGTCAGGATAGAACACTTCAACAAGGTATGAAAGTAGCTGGAGATAGATTACAACGCATTCAAACTGCATCAGGAGAACAAGATCAGATTCTTGTAAATCCCGGAGATCCAGCTAAAAATATTCCACCAACCTATAAACCAAAAGTTTCTCAACAGGGTAAACCATATAACGAATATAGACTTGGAATTAAATCTGAACAAGATCCAGCTAAGAGAGCAATATTACAAGATGCTTTAGGTCAAGCAAAACAAGAGAGTGCAAAAAGATTAAAAGCTGGAATAGAAGATATGAAGAAGAATATGACTACAGGACAAAGAATAGAATCTTTCTTAGGAGGTAGTCAGTACAGACCTTACATTGCTGGAGCTGTAGGTGTAGCTGCAGCATTGGGTACAGGATATGCAATTAAGAAAACAGCACAGAAGATAAATGAAAGAAGAGTTAAGAAACAAGATCCTGTAGAATACTTAAAGTATAAACATGGTGACTTTGCCAGTGCAAAGGCAGCTTTGAAACAACCAAAAGCTAAAGGTTACCAAGATTTAGTCCCTTACGTTAAATAGAATTATGATTCCAGGCAGCGGTATATTTTCAGGAGCAGGAGCTATCGGAGGAGCTGATATTCAACAGAACCCTGATTATGGACAAGATCCTAGCAGTGGAGTAACTGTAGGAAGAAATCCAATGAATAGAAATAGATTTAGAGATGCATTAATGGCTGCTAGTAAATATAAAGATCAAACTGATTACAAAGCAAGAAAAGAAGCTAAAGAGAAAGAAAAAGCAGCTGCACAAAGACAGACAATGAAGATATCTGATGATATCTCTGTAATGGAGGGATATACAGATCCTGGATTCACTCTCCAAGGTCAGCAAGGTAGATCACTACTTGGACCTGTCGGAGCTGCAGTCGGTGTATTTAACCCTGCAGTAGGTGCAGGTATCAGTGCTGTTGGTAATCTTACAGGTTATTAAAAGCATACTACCGATAAAATATTAATTAAGTAAACAACAAGTCTTTTTAAAAATGTTTGGTTTATTCAAAAAAAGAAAAGCTGGTGACAACAAGAATATCTTCGTAGATGCTTATGGAGTTGTTAGAACAGTTCCAGGTCTACCAGGTACTGATCTATCTGGATTAAAGTTAGATACTAAAGATGGGGCGACTCCTCAGCTTATTGATGTCAATAGAGGTCAAATGCTATTAGCTCCAGGTGGATTTGAACAGTCACAACGTGTATTAGGTCTACAACAAGCAGCAGATGAACGTGCTAAGTTAGCTAGATTATCTGAAGATGACTACAAATTCCTAAGTCAAATAGAAAAAGATAGATTACAGAGAACAGCACAGATTGTAGATGCACGTCAAAGAATTGCAACAAGAGGTGCTCTAATACAGCAGGGTCAAATTGGTAATCAGCAACTAGCACAACAGTCAGGACAAAACAGAGGGCAGGTCATGGGACAGGCTCCAACATTAAGCTAATTAATTATGTTTGGAAAAGAGTTCCAAAAACAGAGAGAAGTCTCAGGCAGAGGTAGGGTTGATCAAGCCCTGTTTGGTCTTGGTAAGTTTATAAATAGAAGATTTAAAGGTAGTGATAGAACTCAAGATATGGCAGCATATAATCCCGATACTCGTGTAACAGTGACAGGTTCTTTACCATCTAACTATAAATCTACAGAAGCAGAGCAGTTTAGAAAGGCAGATATGTTTAACAGAAAAGAAAAAGGTAGAGATGATTTAGGAACTGGTGTAACTGGTATAAATTTAGAACCAACTAGTAATAGAAATGTAGTTCAATATGGTCCAGGTAGAAGAGCAGGAGATTTCTTAGAAAGATTTGCAGGTCAACGATTCGAACAAAATCAATTACTTGGTTACAACCAAGCTTTAGCAGGACAGGAAGCAGCATTTGCAGCTGAAAGAAATCGTCAGAACTTAGAAACTACTCTTGCTTTTGATAGAGATTCACCTACCAAACAACAAGAAAGACAACTAAGGGCAAAGCAAGGAGAAGCTTTACTTGCTGAAGCAGTTGCAAAACAGGCATCAGCTGCTGCTGACATAGGAGGACTTGGTACCGCCAGAAGATTTGGTGGTAGATAAGTATTCTTGCACTAAAATTAAATTAAGACTTTAATTATTTGTTGATATGGGCGGAAGACCACCAGCACCACGAGTTGAATATATCCCTGCTCCACCACCTCCAGTTACTGTGGCTACACCAACACAGTCTCTTAGAACTCAAATTGAGTTAACAAAGATATCAGGTGAGCAGAATAGATTAAATATGCAAACTGGTGCAGAACTAGATCGTATTAATGAAGAGTTTTACACTGGTCAGGATCTAAGAAGATACAGAGCCAGAGGTGCTGAAGAACGTCTTCTAAAAGAAACTGAAGGAGAACAGCTTCGTGCAACTAGAGAGACTGAAGGTGCTCAAACACGTTTAACTAGAGAAACTGAGGGTGCTCAGACAAGAAGAACAAGAGAGACTGAAGGTGCTCAGGAAAGATTGACAACACAAACCAGAGGTCAGGAACAAAGAGCTACTATTGGTAGATCTGCTGAAGAAACCAGACAGACTGCCTTGCAACAGGAGCAGTTTAGACGCTATAAAGAGAATAGAGATTTCCAACAGTCACGGGACGCATACAAATCATAACTGAATGGTTAGATACTCTATCTGATAAAGAAAGAGAGACATATCTAGCTTTTTGTAAGAAAACTAGCTCTCCAATACAGATGTATCTTTATGCTCGTTTTTTAGGGTATAAAGGTTCTATAACTGATTGTGATCTTTGGGCTAAGAAAGAATTTAAAAAAAGAAACTTTAATATAATACTTGAGATAGAAATAGATTCTATGCAGGTGGATATATCAAAGCTCAGAGAAGCTATAGATCTTGGAGTGGTAAAACAGGACATGGGAGCTGCTCGTATATCTATGCTTCAGAAAGAATTACGAGCTCACATAAAACAACTTGCAGATGAAAAACATCTTACAGATAGACAAGGTTTAATATTAGCTGGTGCTGATAGAGCATTAAGAGAAATACTTTTAATCTTCAGAGATGATCCTATAGAAGGTCCACTACAGGAAGCATCAATGGGTGTATGGACAAAGATCCTTCAGGAAGAATCATAAGTCTTAACAGGTTAGTCTTAGTACATGGCTGGAACAAGTATCTATTCTGTTTATCGTAGAACTGCCCGTGCAGCTGCTAAACAACAAGTTGTAAAGAAAACATCTTCAATTGATGTTGAAAAAGCTCGATCAGATTTTGCATACTTCTGTGATGTTGTAGGAGATAAACCTCCTGCAGAACATATGCATTTATGGCATGAACATTTATATACACATCAAGATAGTGAATGTTTAATTAATATTGCTGGACCAAATGTAGATATACTTGCACCAAGAGGATCTGCTAAATCTACAGTGTTAGGTTTATTCACAGCCTGGGCTATTGGTATACATGCACTTAATCGTAAACCATTAAAAATTTTATATATTTCATATACTGTTGATGTTGCTAGACCAAAGAGTGCAGCAATAAAAAGAATTATTGAAGATAGTAAAATCTATAGAGAAATCTTCCCTATGGTAAAAATTGCTAAAGGAATAAACTCTAATGAGTATTGGAGTATTGATTGGAAGTTTGCAGGTATAAGATCAACTGGTGAGGAAGAATTTAGTTTATGTTGTGCAGGATTAAAAGGTGCTGTTACATCAAAGCGTTCACATCTATGTATCATTGATGATGCTATAAAATCAGCTGATGATATTAAGAACAGAGACATTCGTGTAGCTATGGAAGATAACTGGAACTCAGTTATTGTTCCAACTATGTTTGAAGGTGGTAGAGCTATATGTCTTGGTACAAGATTCAGACATGATGATATACACCAGACTACTTTTATTCCTGATAATGATTGGATACAGATAATTCAATCAGCAGTAACTGTAGATGAAAATGGTGATGAAAAATCATACTGGCCAGAGATGTGGTCACTTGAATATCTTAATGATCGTAGAAGACAATCACCAATAAGTTTTAGTTTCCAGTATCAGAATCAGGTAGTAAGAACAAGTGATATGTCTGTTTCACCTGATCTAATTATTAAAGGTCAGATACCAACACAGTTTGATTGTTTAGGTGTAGGAGTTGATTTATCAGCTGGTATTAGAGAACGTAATGACTACACAGTTTTTGTTATGGGTGGTCGAGTAGGAGATAAGATTTACATTATTGACTGTAAGCGACTAAGGATAATGGGTAATGTAGAAAAATTAGAAGCCATTATGGAAATGATGATGGAATGGGGAATAGTTCATAAAGATCAAGATAAATATTTCCCAACTGGTAGTAGTGTAGATATCTGGTCTGAAGCAGTAGCTTATCAGGCATCATTAGAAGCTGACTTTAAACGTATTTGTTTAGAGGAACAGGGACTCTACAATTTACTCTGGCATCCGGTAAAAGGATTCAGAGGAGATAAAGTAGCCAGATTCAGAGGAATTATGGGCTTATTTGAGCAACATAAGATATTATTTAATAAATATCGTAAATTCCAAGCATTAACAGATGAGATCGTCAATTTCGGGGTCAGTTCTCATGACGATTGTGTTGATGCACTGGTCTGGTTATGCAATGGATTAATGTCCAGAGGAAAACTAGAGTTAGAGTATTGACGAATTAGACTATTAAGAGTATCTAACATGGTAGCCAATTTTTTCTATAAAGGTATTGAACTAGAGCAAGACGCTTATGGTTCTGCCATATTCAACCTTCCTGATGAAGTATGTCACGATCTAGGTCTTCAACCTGGAGAACGCTTCGATATTGAAGCTGACGATGAAAACATCACGTTTAAACGAATAGCAGCTGGCTATGAGATTGATGCGTAATAAAATAATAAAAAGTGACTAGATGAATCAAACTAACTCTACTTTTGAAGCAATGCTCAAAGCAGCCATAAGTCGTGATGCGACTGGTGGTGCTACTGATACCATGCTTATTCATGCTCATCTAGCACAGATGAAGATGTTTGGTATCCGTCAGGGTGTTGAGTTCTATCCTGGACAAGATAACTTCGGATCACAAAGATATGATTTTATACAACAGGTAATTAAGTTTAATCAGCTTGATGCAAGATTAGATTCTATATGGGATCACTTTTTAGCTTTAGGAAAAGGATTATTTTATATTCGTCCTACTCAAAAAACATACAGACTTTATTGGTTTGATAAAGATTCCTACAGAACTTTCTATTCTCCAGAAGGAGAGTTAGAAGAAGTAATAGTTATCTATCCATATAAAGTTAAATCTAATAAAGGTTTTGGTGGAGCTCAAGTTGGTTTGAATACTGATAAGAGATATATGCGTCTTCGCATTACAGCAGAAACTATTGAAGAAACACATAGTGAACAGGAATTAAGTTTTGATAATCCAACTGAGTTTACAACTATAAATAAAAAGACATTAGATAACACAATGAGATTTATTCCTTGTGTTGAGGTATTTAATAATCCTGATGCTTTTGGTACTGACGGTAGTGGTGAATTTGATTGGATAGCTAATCAGATTGTTGCTCATGATGAAATGGTTAAAAATATTAGAGCTAACCTTTCATTCTTTGGTAATCCAACTTTATTATCTTCACGTCCTAAACAGGACATTGTTGAGAGTGGTAAAGATGCTCCACCACAAAGACCAAGTATTTCAAGTCAATCTGGATTTACTTCTGATCTAAGTACACTTACATCTACATACAAACAAGATCCTGTAACAAGAAATCCAGCTGGATATATTGGTAGTCCAGGATCAGGTATGAGAGTTCCTAGAGTTATTGCTAACTTAGAACCTTCAGATCGTGTTGGATTTATTACTCCTAATGCAGTAAGTACAGATCAATCTAGATATGTAGGACAACTAAGAAATGAAATAAGATTAGCTTTAGGTGGTATTGATGATATATCAATTAGTAATGTAACTGCTACAGAGATTAAATCTCAGTATGGAAGAGTAAGTGCTACTGCCAGAAAGAAATGTTTACAGATATATGAATATGGAATCTGTAAATGTTTTGAGTTAATGATCTTCCAAGAAGAACAGATATTCCGTCAGACATTAGCAGAAGCATCTGGTATTAAATATCCTGAGCTTTTAGATGATACTCCTGAATCTATGGAGAAATATGAGAAACAAAAAGCTACATATGAAAAGAAATTACAGAAAGCA